GGTTTGTAAAAGAGATCACCGTGAAGCCCTACTGAGGGAAGATCAAGAGCTTTATCACCGTTAGCACTCCAAACAACCCTGTCTGGGCCCATAGTTCTGTTCAATCTAAAGATACATAAATCTTGAAGCTTTAGAGGATATTTCTCTTCATCAGAAAGACTAATATCAAGTAAGAACTGGAGGTTAAACGTGGACCTACCAATGGATTCCTTTCGAGCTTCCAGTTCATCCCAATCAAATCTTTGAGGGTCTGTAGGGTGACCAGCTAAGGTTTTATCTTCTTCAAAATCTTTTTGAACTCTAGGAGCTAAGCGGTTTCCGTAGTAATCCTTAAGTTTCTTAGCAGTCGGGTATAGAGCAGGCCAAATACGTGGTGTATAACCAGCTAGTTCTAGCTTTGCGTAAATACTGTCTTGGGTATGAGGAGTACCTAGGAAAACAATCTGTCCTCCAGGTTTAATAACAGAGTCAAACTCTTTAATACTTTCTCTGAGTTTGTCTCTTATAAGCTGAGTTTCACAACTCTGAGGGGTCTCAACGTCGTCAGCTACGATCAGATCTGCACGAGATCCAGTGATCTGACCAAAAATACCACTTGATCTCACTGAAGGGCTTTGATCAGGCTTTGATCCAAAGACATCGAACGCGACCTTAGAAAACCTCTGAGTATCGCTAGGAAATAAATCCTGCACCATAAACCAGTTTCTAAGGAGATCGTGGCAGAACACGCTAAAAGCGTCTGCACGGTCCTGAGCGGCTGATATAACCAAAACCTTTGTATCGGGATCTTTCCGTAGTCTCCAGAGCACGTAGCCGGCTGTGAGGAAGCTTTTACCACAACCTCGGTAGGCCATGATGATTCTACGGTTAGGCCCATTCTGTAAGTAATCAGCGAGCTGGTACTGGATAGGGGTTGGGTTAGGAAGCCTTAGAAAGTGCCAGAGATGAGTAGCAAAAACTGGAAAGCTACTGATCGCTTCCTTAATAATTTGTTGTTGATGATCATTTGTTCTAGGCACTTATATAAGATTTAACTTTGGACATATCAATCTTAGGAAGATTGGAGATCATCTCACCGATAGCAGAGACATCACCGTTCTTATCGAGAGTGATACCTTGATCTTTGAGGAACTTAATAGCGTTGGCTAAATCAGAAGCTTTAACGTTGTCAGAATTAAGTTGATCGACAAGTTTCATAGCTACTAACTTATGCAGCCCCTGAAGTTCTTCTTCAGAGGCCATACCTGTGCTTTTTCTTCTAGCCATTGTTTACTGTTACCTTTTTGTTTGGAAAGAGGTTCTTTCTTATTAACTCTACCGCTGTATCATCTATAGTGTTATCAGTGGACTCGACAAGCTTTGTAAGCAGGTCCACAATCAGTTGCTTAACTGAGTCAGATTTTAGAAACGCGAAAAGAATAGGCTTAACTAGTAGAACCATTAGAAAAAATTAGGCTGTAGCTAGGTTACTCCTTTTTTGCTCTCTTAAGGGCTATTAGATCTAAAAGTTTAGAAGCGTACTCAGGATCAGCACTACTACTTTGTTGAATTAGGAGCTCCGCAAATAGAAGATATACAGTCTCTACATCCATCCGTTCGGGAAGCTCAGCTTCGGCTTCAAGAAGAAGCTTTAATTTCTCGTGCCAAGAAACGTGAGTCGGAATTTCATTCTTCGGCCCACTCCGCCACATATCAGCAAAGCGTTCCTCGATTGACTCAGGAATGTACATCTGAATCATGTCGAGAGCCTCCTTCTGATGAAGCTGACCTGAATAGTAGGTAGCTACATCACGTAGGGAGAACTTCAACGACTTGGTCTCTTCTTAGGAGCGTAGGTTATACCTCTGTCCTCTTTTCTCCTTTGTTCTTCTTTCTTTTTAGCTGCTCTAGTAGCTGCTTCTTGGGAGCTTGTACGGCGTTTTCTTTCAGCTTCCCTAGCTGCTTCTTTTTTCTGTTTCCATTCAGGACTCTTTTTATACTTTTCCCAATCTTTAGTCCTTTCGTACTCAGCTCTACGCTTGCGTTCCTTTTCGCCTTCACGGCGTTGGTACTCCATTTCAGACATTACTTTTTCTCCTGAGGGGCGATAACTCTACCGTACCTGTCTACCCAGGTACTGTTGGCACCTATGAATCTAGTTCCTTTTTTAGTTTTTGTCCTCTTTGCGGAGGGAGTTACTTTTTTACTAGTTGCTTAGTTTTCCTTTTAGGTTTTGGTTCCTTTTTAGTTTCCTTTTTAGGTGGTGAGGTTTCAGCTTTTGTTTCTGATCCTTTAACTTTATTGTAAGCAGCAGTAGCTAGTGAGACTATCTTATTTCCTAGTAATCTTCCTGCATCTCTATCGGATGTATCAGGAATGCGTTTAAGAGCTTTATCTAAAGCAGAGTTTGTTTTACCTAATTTCCATATATCTGCTGCTGTCATGGCGTGGTTAAATCTCTTACTTAGTAGAGAGACAACACCTTTCAGTACTGTATTAGCCTTAACTGTTCCCTTTTGATTCATCTTAGGCTTATAGCCTGATGTAGTTTGTAGTCCGCCTTTAGAAGATATTTGGCCTCTTCTACCACCTCCAGTTCTTCTAGCTCCAGTGTCGTTAGCTGATCCAGGTTTACCTGGGCCCCTCATAGGGCTGCTACCAGTCCTTTGGTTAGGCTTTTGAGCGTTAGGGCTAGTTGTGTTGGTTCTACCTTGTCCTGACCTTCTATTTACTGGTTTTCCAGTTGTAGTTGGATTTACCTGTCTAATTGGTAGGTTAGAGCCAGGCTTAACGTATCTATATCCTGCGTAACCGCCCCTACCTCTGGTAACACGGCTTGGACCTGTTTTAAATTCTCTTAAACCGTCCCCACCAACTGTTCTACGTCTATCTGTAGCTTTTTTAACTCTTACAGATCTTGTTCTAGAAGTAGTAATAGGGCTTGGACCTTTACCTCTTCTCTCTACATTTGAGGGTCTATCTACATCAGAAGTACGAGTACCTCCTGTTGGACCTACACCAGGATTTTTTCTTGTTGATTTAACTCTGACTGAACGGTTACCTGAGCTGGTTACAGAGACTCTTCTCCCTGTACCACCATCTCCTCGGTTATAGCGTCTTCCGGCTCTGTCACGGCCTCCTTCAGGCTTCTCACCTGTGAAAGCCCTCATATTTGATGTAACTCTACTAGGAACTCTACGTCCCCTAGCGTTTACTCTCCAGTTTTCTTCAGCCATAGTGTTTTTTAGGGGCTTTTGTTAGACCTCTATCTGCCTTAGGTAGATCGTATTTAGGTTTTAATCTTACTTTTCCTGGTCTGCCTGCCCCAGTATTTTGTAGATAACCTCCCTTACCGCTGTTAGCATCAGGGTAGTATTTAATAGGAGTACTAGGTCCTTGATTCGACATGGAAAATGAGAAAAAGAGTCTTGTAGGAAAACTAAAAGACGGGATGGCAGATAAGGAGGAACAGATACAAGTTCTAGGAACTTTTGTACGCCTTGGAGTTGTTGTGTGGTCTGGTTTTATTATAAGCTTAAATTACTTACCTCTCCCAGGAATGACTGAGGAGAAAAACAACGATATTACGTTCATAACTTTCGTGTTTACCTCAGCTCTCGCTACCTTTGGAATTGATACAGCTAAGAAAAAGGATCATAAAGAGAAGCCTACTGGACCTACACAGCATATAATTATAGAAACTCCTATTAAGATTGAAGGAGTAGATACTAACAAGGTAACAAAAGTATGAGAAAATGCTTATTACTTTTGCTTCTGTTAAGCCCAGTTGCAGTAAGGGCAAATCCAATTACGCCTGCTTTCACTCAAGGATCGATGCAATCGACTACAGTGACTACAATCGATATCGAAGAAACGATAGAGACAGAGGTTTTTGGAGGCGCTTATTCTAAATGGAGTGGAGAAAATATAAATCACACTTCAGCAACCTCTGGAGGAATCGTAGATTCAGATTCAGTCTTTACAATCCATACCGCTGGAGACCCATTCACTCTGGAAGTAACAACCAGAGCAGCAGGGGTAGTAGAGACTCACGATATAGAAAGAACCATCGAACAAACTTCTACTACTACATCGCTATCTGTCTTTTCTCAGTAAGTCCTGTATTAGCAGAAGAGCCAAAGGTAAGTAACACCTCGAATCCGCAGGCGGCTGCGACTGGAAATGTAACCAATCAAGCGGTGCAATTCCAAAATAACGGAGCGCCTTCGAGACAACAGTTAGGACCATCCATTGTTTGCAACGGTTCTACCATGACTTTTACTCCATTTTATATGGGTAATCATGTCAAACCTTGGGAGCATGATGAGGGAAGAATGTCCCCTAATGGTTATACAATGAGTGAGAATTGGGGTGCTCAGTTAAGTTTTATGGTTCCACTTGACGGTTCAATTACTGAACTTTGTAAGTCAATTGGTAGAAGACAAATGGAGAAGTTAAGACTTGATTATGAACTAGTTCGTATTAAAGAATGTGCAGCTCTCCAATCTAAAGGCTTCACCCTGCGTCCGGGGAGCGACCTTGAACATATTTGCTCCGACGTTGTTCCAATCTCTGCCGTGACCACGAAGGTACTTCTTGACCACGACTTCTCTTCAATCTTTTCAGAGCCTGTTGAATCAGAGGCTTTAGGATTTGAACACACCTTTTAAATACCGCAGTAGCTGTAAGAGTAGCTACCACAGATACTGAAGCTGTAGTACCAGCAGCTACTAGTATTTCCTGTTTTGGTACTGGTAATTCATAGTCTGTAAAAGGTATAGTGAACGAAGTAATTTCTTTAGGTAATGAAACTTCTGGTTGCTTTGCTGGTTCTTTCTTCTCTGTATTTTTCTCTGCCTCACCTGAAGCCTCTACTCCTGGAGGCGCTCTTAAATCGGAAGGTGGAACAACTAAAGGACGGTATGAAGGAATCAATGCCTTCGGTTGATCCAGAGTTACCCGTGGAATTTCCAGCGCAGGTGGAAGAGAATAACGTGGCAGGAGAGGCGGGTCTCCCATCTTTTAACTAGGTGGTTTGTTTTCTACCCAAGAAGTTGAAGATTCATCCCATACATAGGGTTTACCGTCATTTGGTAATGTTTTTGGAGCTTCCCATTGACAAGTAGTATCATTTAAAACCCAAGAATTAAAAGGTTTTATAGTAATAAAAGCATCTTTAGTTGGATCATAAGTACCTTTTATCTGTGCAAAGTTCTTTCTAAATTTTGCATTATAAGATGTTTGTTTATAAGTAACTCCACCACCATGAATTTGTTCTAAAAAATCAATACCTAACTGCTCTTGTTCTTTACCATCAGAATCAGTAATCACTGCATTATTAACTACTTCCACGTTAATAACTTCATTGTTGCTATTTAAGGTTGCGAAATGTGCCATTATACTGTGTAAGTTCCAGAGCCAGTGTAAGTCAATATTGTATAAGAACCTGATGTAGAAACACTTGGAGAACCTGATGTTGTTCCTGAATAATCAGCGGTAAGTAGTTTAATAACCACTAATCCAGATCCACCAGCACCACTATTTCGAGCATCACCAGGATTAGGGGATACATTAACATTACTACCGCCTCCTCCACCTGATCCAGTGTTAGCAGTTGCTGAAGACGGTATTCGTTGAATAGGTGGAAGTCTTCCTCCACCATACCCACCGCCGCCAGAACCACCGTCGCCACCGCCGTAGTTAGGATCATTAGTAGCCCAATATCCAGTACCAGCGCCCCCACCACCTGCTCTTGTTACAGCAGAACCAGTAATTGAGGAAGAATAGCCTGAACCACCATCTCCTGCATGACCTACGGATGGAGCATCTTGACCAGCAGAACCTGCTCCTCCACCGCCTCCTCCTGCTTGTTCATACCAAGTACCATGATGACCTCCATCTTCACCTCCATCGTGTCCCTGATAAGTTGCTGTACCAAAAGTTCCCCCATCATTTATACCAGCACCACCAGGATAGCCGCCTAATCCACCACCAGCACCTCCCCCTGATCCTCCAGCATATCCAGCGCCTGCTGCCGAATACATCGAACCAGGTCCACCACCATCTGAGGTGATATCAGCCATAACAGAATCCGATCCCGCATTTCCATTACCACCACTAGTGGCTCCACCAGCACCTACCGTTATTGTTACAACACCTTTGATTTTATGATTAGTACCTAATCTAACACCACCAGCACCACCGCCACCCCCTGCATATCCTCCGCCACCAGCGCCACTAGCTCCTCCAGCGATAACTAAGTATTCAACAGGAACCTCTTTTCCATAACCTCTAAGAAGTGTTTGCTGTATACCCATTATCCTAGATTCCCAGTAATAACAGCAGTTCCCCCTGTATTCCACCAGAGAGTTGCTATTCCAAAATTATTGAGAGTAACATTACCAGTTGAAGTTTCTCCTGCTTTACGTAATTGAAAACCCGCACCCTGTGTAATTGTTATTGCTGAAGAGCTGTCATTCCAAATAGTTACTGCATCACCAGCTGCAAATACTGCATTAGGTATTGTTACACCAGAGTCAGTGCTAATACATTTACCAGCATCAGCAGCAACTAAGGTATAAGCAGCTGTTTTAGCCTCTTTTGGTATAGCCCTAACATTACCTTTAGAGTCTTTTAAAATATCTGCTTCTAACTCTCCTGTTGAAGAATTAAAAGTTAAATTGTCACCACTTTTCGGGGGTAGATCTCCTGTAGCTGCCGTTACAAATACTGGAAAACAAGTTGTATCAGAAGATTCATCAGCAACCGTGACATTCGTTGAGGTTGTCGCTGTCGTAGCTGTAGTAGCGTTTCCAGTTGTGTTTTGATTGAGAGTAGCAACTCTTGCGGCTGCTAAAGTTCCTGATCCAATATTGTCTGCATTGGTGGTGTCTGTTGTGGCAGAAGCAGCAAGGCCAGTGATCTTTGAAGTTGCTATAGCTGCTGAAGCGTTTATATCAGCATTAACGATAGAAGCATCTTCGATTCCACCAGAATTAACTTTGTTGAGTGCGTTTGCCATTATTCGTTAGGGTCTTTAGGCCATGAAGTAAGTGTACTGTCTATTAATGTTTTCAATGCTGCTACATCACTACAAGCATTTATTTCGTTTTCCCTTGTAATACACGTAGTTCTAACACCGTTTCTATACGTCACGATTGTTGAAGGAATCGCTGTACCTTTCTCAGCTTTACGGGTAACGTACCAATCATATTTACTTAGTAAGGCGTTTGTAGTACCTTTTTGTTCTGTTATATATCTAGTTTTTAATTCTGCAAGATCTTTAGCTCTACCTGCTGACCAATAGAATCGTTGATCATAAGCAGCTTCATCAGCTACTTCAGTAATACCAATAGCGTTCTTCTCACTAAGAGAAGATAGTCTCAGCCAGTTAGCTGGATACTTGATACCGTTTGATGTAAAAGCAACATCAGTAGGTAGAAGTTTATTGTTGAGTTTAAAGGCCATAGTAATAGTTTAACGTGCGGTGGCGTACTTAAAGGGAGTCTCAGCAAACGCCATATAGAAGTAAGTATCCCCACTTCCATTCACTTCACTGTGAGTAGATTCTAATTTAAATCCATTTGAATAGAAATTCTTATTTGGACTACCCGCTGTACCAACAGCATACGATTCTTCATCATCATCTGAGTTGGGATATAAAACGGTATTCACAACGTTATAGGGATTTCTTTTATTATCATGCTGATTCCAATAATTTGGACCTCCATTAATTCTTTTGACTAGTACATAAGCAGGTTTAAAGCCTGTATAAACGTATGGCCCATCAGTTTGACCATTTCCAGTGTATCCACCAAATTTGCTATAACCTTCTACCGATGCGAAGGATAAAACAAGATAATTTCTACTAGAACCATTAACAGCTCCATTTGAACCAAGTGTTGTTACTGTCGAAGAGGGGGCTGTATCGTTCCAGAAAGAAGAATAATAACTAGAACCAGTAGGAACAACTCCGTCATCATCTAGCCATAAAGTTTTACCATCTCCATTATTCTTGTTATAAACACACCAGTTATCTCCTCCATTAGTCCATTTCACAATAACCACGTCAGGAGCTACACCAAGCCCGTGCCCTATAGTGGCTCCTCCTGTGTCATTTCCTCCGTATGTTCCTATTGAAAATCCTGCTGTTGGGTTAGCAATAAGTGATACATTAATTGTTCCCGTACTGTTAGTAGAAGCAGTCCCTGCTACGTTCCAATGCCAAGATACAAATGTTTCATTGTTATCATTAACGATCCCTTGAGTACCGACAGTAACCCCATCGCTGTTAAAAGCGGTAACACAATTATTTGCTGTGTTTACTGCTGCCGTTGAGTTAGAGCTTAAAAAACTATCTGCGCCTATAACACGATTAGCTAAAACATGGCCCTCTTGTCCAGACCGTCTTTTTATCCAAACAAGTCCTGTATCAAAACCAGAAACTATATTACGTGAAGTAGCGTTTCCTGTATAAAGAATAGTATTAAAGTGATCTGTAGGATCTTTAATCGTTGGATCAGGTAAATTCTTTGAACATAGCTTTTGATAACCTGTTGGTATTGAATAACTAAAAGCTCTTTGACCAAAATTTATCGTATATTTAGGGTCATGTGATGCTGAAGTATCGCAGAAAGCCGCGTAATAGGGTCCAGCTCCTACAAGATCTTTCTGTGCATTTATATTTGCTTCATCATAATTTCCTGAACCATCCGCCCATTGTCCGTTTTTAGATAGTGCTATTTTTCCAGCATCTATATCAACTGCAACCCCTATAATATCGTTTTCTGCCCAAGTTCCTCCATAAGTTCCTTGATTAGAGCCATTGATATACCATTGATCTGCGCCATTAAAACCTACGCCTGAACCACTCTCAAGACCAGGCCAAGCATTAGTGTTCTGACATCTTTTTGCATTTGCATAATCATCAGGAAAAATACCAATAATTGCAGACCCCTGACCAGCAGAATCTGTTCTATCTAGTACTTCAAAATACCACTTACCACTATGCATACCAAAGGTAGCTACGGATGCTGCATTATCATGACCGTTCTGCCAATCAATAGCTAATCCTGCACTATGCATCCTATCGTCAGTAACAGCCCTTGTTTGATGCCAATTTAGGGTTGGAAAATTATTAGTTGGTGTGTCCTCAAATGAATCAGTAGCTGCACCTGAAACTGAGAAACTATTAGGAGTCCAGTCATTACTTCCTGCTGAATCTTTTCCTAATGTTGCTGCTGTAACATCTGAATTATCGTCAAATTTTAAATGAAAACCGTTAGTACCATAACCTGCACCTGAGTATGCTTTTGGTATCCATTGCCCTGTAGTTGGGTCTGTTTCTCCAAAATTACCAGGCTCTAATACACTTCCATCGAAGAAGTATATATCAGCAAGATATCCGCCGAAATCATCAGTACTTGAAGCTGCTCCAGCTCCTATAAAATTAACAGCACTAGAGCGCATGAACTGCACTGCATAATTCTGTGATGGTTGAGTTTCACTTGTTAAAGATGTAACTCTTGATCCGTTTACATAGATTCGTAACCTGTCTCCTGATGTACCATTAGTCGTATCAATGATTAAGACTATATGCATCCAAGCTGAAGTATCTGTGTAGAAAGAATTAGTATAAAAGTTTGCATCAGTAGAACCGCCACTTGAATCTCTATCTGTAAACTTTATAGCTCCATTATTTGAGAACTGAAGTCTACTTTCTATATATCCATCCTGTGTAGTTGCAGCTATAGTTTGGTAGTTATTAAGCCCTGTACTTCTTTTCGCCCAAAAGGAGAAAGTTTTTGATGTATCACTACTATTAGAACCAAATGTTCTACTTAAATAAGATTGCCCAACGTCGTCGAATCTCAGAGATTTTTCAATCTCATAGTCACCAGCAGCGCTGGAACCTAGTCGTGCTAAATCATCAAACATTAGGCTACAGCTAAACTAGCTACACAGTGAATAGTATCAGCAGCCACAACAACGTAATCAATACGGTCAATGGCGTTCGCTGCTGTTGATAAAGTCGGTGCCGCACCTCCAGCCCATTTAAATTGTGATCCCCAAGCACCAGTTCTTGAACCAGTTCCATCCTGGGTTAACGTTAACGTTCCACTCTGCCCGATGGATTCAGTTGTGGGATTAGCAAAGGTTGTATTACCAGTTAAAGTTGCTGAGATATGGTTAGCTACGCTGAAATCAATAGTTGTACTTCCTGTCGTGTTACCTAGAGCATTTACAACTGATTCAGAGTGTCCAAGTAGTTTTACACCACCTGATTTAGTTTCAAACTCTTTTACGTTATCGTAAAAAATTTCTACACCCGCATCAGGGTTACAACGTACAGACTCTTCGTTAATTTTGGCTCTTAAATAGGCTATTGCACCATCTGCTTCTATAACTAAAGCTCTGCTATTGGCACTTTGGATTCTGTTATAAGTCCCATCATGCCAGATTTGCAGATCAACGTCATCTCCAAATGTAGCTTTAACGTTATCATCGAACTCTAAAGCTTTATCTGACATATCCCATGTCAAATCATCACCAGCATGGGTAGCGTTATCAAAGACAACATCACCAGTTATAGTTCCACCAGATAAGATATTTAGATCAGGAGGGACTGCCCACTCCATACCATTAGAGGTATAACCTAAGAACTTATCTGTACCACTAGGAGCTGCGTGTATATTTAACTTAACTTCTTCAATAGTGTCATCAGCTATTTTTCCATTATTTACAGCTAAGTTTTGAATCTGATCTGTTCCTACTGTGTTATTAGCTGGAGCGTTGAGAGTTACGGCTGAACCTATCTGTATAACAAATACATCAGCACCGTTAGGTAGATTCGCAGCGAACTTAATAGTGTTCGCATCAGTCATTACAAAGCCATCTAATCCTGAAGTTGCTGTACCTGTATTTGGCTGTTGGATGACTCCGTTTACCGATACGATAAGCTGAGCAGCATTGGTAACACTAGCTAATGAGCCTGAGTTAGTTGTTTCTCTTAAGTCATAGGTATCAACATTACCATCAATAGTTGGAGCACCTGAACCACCTGTAGGACATAGGAATAGGAACTTAAAGTCTCCAGTAGATGTAACTTCTCCCCAAGCATTATTGGCTCCGTTTCTAACATACATTGTGTTAGAACCTTGGTTGAAGAAGAGGTCTCCAGCGTGGTTATTACTTGAAGGGTTGTTACCAGTAGCGTCTGTTCTATATCTTTCAAGGAAGTCGTTTATATCATCTGATAATTGTTTAACATCAGATTCAGAGGCTAGTAATTTATGGTAAGTATAAGTATTACTTGATCCTGTAGAAGTTACTTGTAGACCTACTCCAGCAGCTATTGTCTCACCGTACAAAGTAGCGGGGAAACCGTTAATAGTTACAGTTGCAGGTGTACCATCAGTAGTTCTACCAGTAGTTGATACGCCTGAACCATTAATCACAACGTCATCAGCATCATTAATACTGACTACTACGCCTGAAGCTGGTATTGAAGCTGTAGCTGGAAAACTTGCATCATTTGCTATTGATATAAAACCACCAACTGCTGTTACAGCTCCAGCTACGTGATCTGCTACCGCTTTAGAAGTTGGTAGAGCTGTATCACTGTTAGTAGTAAGGGAAGTTTCTCCAATAGTCTTACCATCAATCTGGTTAAGTTCAGTTAGGGTTGAAGTAAGAGCTGTACCACCTGCAAGAATTGAAGCAGTAGCAGCCTGCATTCCAGCAAGAGTACTTAGATCTGGATCAGCGGCTTGATATGAACCAGAAGCTTGCTTACCGTTTAACTGAGTTTGAATATTAGAAGTAACACCGTCTGTATAGTTAAGTTCTTGTGTAGTAGAAGTAACCCCATCCATGAGGTTGAGTTCGTTTGTTGTAGCTGTTACACCGTCAAGGATATTTAATTCTGCTGTTGTAGATGTAACTCCATCTAAAATGTTTAATTCTGCTGTAGAAACCGTAGCTCCATCTAGTATCTCTACTTCAGTTTGTGTTAGATCAGCTATAGCACCTGCTGTACCACTAGCCATTGTGGCTAACTCTGTGAGTTCAGCATCTAATGGTTGCTTACCATCTATCTGAGTCTGAACAGCAGAGGTGACACCATCTACATAGTTCAGTTCAGTAGTTGTAAGTGTAGCCCCATCTAGTACTTGTACTTCTGTACCTGTTAAATCTGCTAGAGCCTGAGCAGTACCTGTGCTCATGGTGGCTAGTTCTGTTAACTCAGCATCAACAGAAATAGTAATCTTTCCAGCACTAGGACTGTCATCTGCTATGGATACTGGAGCTGTAGCAATTATGTCGTCTTTAACTTTTGCCGTTGCTTTAGCGTCTACTCTTGCGTCAATAGCTCCTGTAGTAGCAGCTTTAGCGTTATTACTAGCCCAAGTGTCTCCACTACCAAGGAAAGCTCCAAGACCTGTTAAGTCACCTGTACCAGTAAATAGTGCTGCGTAGTCATCTGAGAACTCTTGTAGACCAAATCTAATCTGGTTATCTGCGTTGTTAAGGTCAGTAGATGTAAGAGTAGAACCAGCGGTATAAACAACAGTTGCGTCTTGTATAGCTGTATTTCTTTCTAGTAATACTGTTCCTGTTACTCCAGTGTTTAGGACTACGTTACCGCCGTTAGGCTGCTCAACTGTACTAGAGCCTGATATTTGATAAGTATTAGTACCACTAGCTGCGTTGGTATAAGTAGTTCCGTTTACTTTTACAGAAACGTCTGATTCTTTAATGTAACCAATCGGGTCACCACCAGAAGTAGTGAGAGCGAAAGTTGTTGTGGAGGAACCTGGTGTATAGGTTCTAGTTGCATACGCCATAGTTAGTCCTTCTTGCGGCTGTTAATGAGTTCTCGCAGCTCTGGGTCTGCAAACCAACGTTGCTGTCGGAAACCACCAGGAGCCTTTGGATCAGGTATCTGTTGTGGATACTCTTCACCGTCAACCCACTGCCATTTAACTATATTAATCTGATTTCTAATTAGAGACTTAATCCAATCTGCTCTAGTGCTGTTTTTCCTATCCCAGTTACCAGTTCTGTAGGGACTGACTACATCGGCACCACTTAGTTGTTTGTACTCTGGACGGTTCACTATTTCTGTAATAAATGCGTGAATACCAACGTGAGTTTTACCGGTCCAAGGGCTGATGAATAAAGCGTCTTCATTCAAGAAATGATTGAGTTCGTTAACAGCAGTATCACTGAGTCCAATCTGACCATCACTCTCACTAGAGAAGAGATTACGGTCAATAGGTGGGATTAAGTTGTCTAATCTAGCTTGCCTTACTTTATCATCATCTACCTTTGAATTGATTGGAAATATGCGTCCAGTAATGGACTCTATAGGCATTGCAAATCGAGGTAAATCACTCCACTCAATCACTTCTCCAGGCTTACCAAAAGGCATAGCTTGACGACTTGATTGCCAGATTGTTGGGTCGTTAGCTATGACGCTACTTATAGAGTCAATTAGTGGGCCTACTCCTGTATCTTCAAAGCGATAACCAAGAGTACCTATAAGTGTTCCTGTTACTCCGTGAGCAAAGTTACCAACGTTTTCGTGCCACTTACCTTTCTTATAGTATTGAGGTGTAAATCTATTTTCTAGTGGTCCTGCTTTTTTGCTCTTAAATAGTAGTCTTACAAGATCTCTTTCATAACCCAAAGTAGGTGACCCTACCTTAGAAACAGCTTCAGCTATTATTCTTTGAAGTGGTTTAAGGTTACCGTCACCTGCTTTAGCAAGGGCATCAGTAATTTTATCTGGACCAGCAAGAGTTGGTATTTCCATAGCTTGTCTAGCTTGAGCAGCTATACCAAGCATCACAATGTCTCCAGCACTATCTGAGTTACCAAACTGCATAAGATCTCTAGCAGTTGTATGGAGAGCTAGTGTTCCCCCAAAACCTCCTAAATACATAAACGGGACTTCAACAGCGTCCATACCAGGGAAGTCCATAAATGGTACTTCTAACCTGAGATGGAACGGTTTCTTAAGTCCTTTTGCTTCTCTATAGGTATGAGTCATTGGGCCTGTAGATTCCCAACCTGCACCATCTAATCCCCAAACAATCGCAAAAGCGGCTGAGTGGAAAGCAACAGTCATACCAAGAGCTTGTTGAGCTCTCTCCCTAATAATTGGATCTGAATGTAGATAGACACTTTCAAATTGTTTAGCGTTTTCTAACCACTTAACACCTACAGGACTTTTTCTAAGAGTCTCTACTACTTCTTCTGGTAAGTGCTTAGCAACCTGATCTTTAGTAACTTTGGCTCCTAAACGGGCTAAATCTTTAGCACCCCTAAAGGCTTCATAACCAGAGGTAATACGAACTACGTTCTTAAGCCAGTTAAACGCTGAAGTTGTAACAGGCATTAGTGTTGTAGCAAAGCCTGATAAAGCTGGGTTATCGCTCTTTTTAAGAGTATCTATAGCATTCTTCATATCACCTATAGGACCATCAGTAATCTCTTCTGTGAGGTTGATGAAGTCTTTAAAGGATTGGAATTGATTATCTCTTATTTGATAACCAACAATCTTTTGATCTACACCAGCGTGTATAGGTTCAAATAGTTCTGAAGTCTTTTTATTAAGACGTTTGATTATCTCTGCTTTAGCGTTTTCAGGCTTAAGTAAACCGTCAGCTATTTCTTCTGCTACTTGCTGTCTTACTGTTGCACTAGCAAAAGCGTTACCTGATACTTCAGTAAAGAAGGAGTCACCCCAGCTAAGAGATTTCAAAACAGCAGTCATAGACTGTTCTTCACCCTTTGCGTAGTAAGGAGTTTTACCAAACCCAAGCTCTCTACCTAACTGAATAGGAGCACCTAAACCAGGAATAACCCTTCTACTGCCTTCTTTACTTCCTGGTAATCTCCAACCTTTAATAGCTGCTGGTAGTTTTTCCCAGTCAGAGCCACTCATAGCGTTATCGTGCATAGATTTCATCCACACACGTCCATAGTTAAGCAGGTTATAAACCTCTGCTTTTTCAAAATCAGTCTTATTAACAGCCCACTTACCAAAGGGAGTTCTAATATCAAACTTAGTTACATTTAAATCATCTAACTTTGCTTGCTGGTTTAATAGCGATATAGGGTTCTTAACGTAATCTGGGTGAGCTTCTGGGAATAGCATCCTCTTCGAGAAACCATCCCAAGAGTTCATAAAACCATATAAGTAGCCTTTAAGCCATTTATATTGAAGGTCAGCTCTCTTTGCTGTTCCTTCTACTAATTCCTCTCTACCTGCAAATCTAAGTAGTTTCTTAGTTATGTTACCCATAACGTACCCAGAAACATGGGTAGGTATAGCTTGAGAAAAACCAGCAACAACAATACCAAAAGGACCACGAGGGTTACTCATAGTTCCACTGGTAATGATTTGATTCATTACTCCAGACCAAGTCTTATCAATCTGATTTAAGTTATTCCAGTTACCACCTGACTTGTAAACAGCGTCCATAATAGACATTGCATCAGCCATCTCTTCTCCATTAAGAGCTTCTCCTTTTTTCAGCTTCTTCAGAGTATTTCCCATAGTGGCTTCAAAACGCTCACTAGCTGTTTTAGCTGTGTGAGACATTTTATCTAGCAGCTCTTCAGGGTTAGGTAGACCAGATATTGTTGTGTTCCACTCAGTAGCTATAAGTTCCCATCTAGCTCTCTTATAAGCATCACCCCATTTTTCATCAGGGTTTAATTCACCTATTCTTTCAATAATTGCAGCTCTTGTAGGAAACTTAAGTCTTAATTTTCTTCTGAATAATCCTAAACCTGTACCTAAATATTGAGCAAGAGGATCAACAGCTTTAACAGATCTCACTAAGAAATCAATATCGTTTAAAGCTAGAGCTGTTGCTGCTTCTAAAGTAGTCTCGTTTGATGCACCGCTTTTAACGTTCTGATAAATACGCAAAGAAGACATAGCGTTCTTAACGTTAGCGTCTAAAAGAGACAACTGAACTGGTATAGCACTGAGTCTTCTAACGTTTTGTCTATTAATCATCCCCTCTTTAACTAAGTAGGATAATTGAGCAGCACCTTGAGGATCATCAATAAATTGACCCATCTCAAGTAGAGCCTTAGATAAAACACTATCTATACTCTTATTTCTTCCTACTCGATCATCTATTACTTTAAGTAAAGCTTGATCACTCATATCTGGTGTATAAGTCTTAGCGTTAGCAGCTCTGAATATCTCTAGTTCATCTGCAAAAGTGTTTGTACCATTAGCATTATCAAACTCCTTAGCTGCGTCTAGTTTCTCAATAAGTTGATCTACGTCATCTCCTATCTCATTAAGAGCTTCAATACCTTTTGCTTGCTTATTAGTTCCTAAAGCTTCTTGAAGTTGCTCTAGAACGTTATCAGCTTTTCTAGTGATATTTAAAGGCATCTCATCAGAGAGATCTATACCTTGATTAATCAAAGCATCGTCTACTAATCCATCCTTATCTACAGGAACAGGTATCTCAGTAGGAGAGGTCTTTGGTCCTAAGAGTCCTTCATCAGGAGCTGGTTGTGAACCTACAGCTTTAATAGGAGCTGCTGATACACCCTCATCAACAGCAGTAACGTTAACCTCTTCAAATCTTCTGATCCAATCACTTAAAAACTCAGGTGATACTTGGTTATTATCTATAGCAGCTTGAGCTTCATCTAGTAGAGCTTTAACCTCACCATGAAGGAGAACAGTATTAGAAGTTCCATAAGTGTCTGGTTCTACTGCCTCTCCTAAACGTGTTTTATTAACGTTATCCATATCGACGGCTGCGTTTCTAGCTTCTAATAAATCAGCCTCTTTAGATAACTGCTGCTGTGTTTCAGTGACGAACTTCTGGAAGTCGTTAGAGGCTTCTAACTGCTGACTCTGAGCGTTACGGTAAGCAGAGTTCTGAGCTAGGAACTCAAGTTCTTTAGCTTCTAATTCTTCTAATTTAATTTCTATTTCTTCTAACCTTTTCATTTTGGCTATAGCTTTATTAAGCTCTCTTACTCTGCTTTCGTTTTTAGAAGCACCTCTAGCACCCTTACCTTTTGTAAGCCAACCTTCATCTGCTTTTTGAGCAGCTTTGTAAGCAGCAGACCTTTTATCTAGAAGTTTTGTCTTAGCAATAATGGAAGCTTCACTACTGACTTTAAGATCCTTTTTAACGCCTTTAAGTTCCTCTACAAGAGAAGCTCTTTGTTCTGGTATAGAAGTAGCCTCTAAATCTACGTTTTTAGATATATCAGCTTGAGCATCTAGAGCGTTCTTTGTTTTAACTAGGAAAGTTTCTGCACTTTCACGCGCACCAGTTGTTATTTCTGGTATATCCCTTCCTACAGTTGCATCAAAATCAGTAGTTGTTTTCCCTATACCTAGATTCAGTTCTAGCTGTATGCCTTCATCAACAGCTCCTTTAACGTTTGTTTCTATATCTGGTTGGAACT